TATAGTATAATGGCTGACGAAGAAGATCTCGATATAGACATAAGCGTTATTGGTACATCCCAAGCTGGATTTTCAGACCCTCGGGGAGAATATCCTAGAGTAAATTATTACTATAAACCGTCACTCAATCGAGAGATTTATGGTGAAGCGAAAACTATAGTATCACTTGGTGGCGGCGATCCTGCAGTTAATCTAGTAGGATTTTCAGCTGGTGATACTGTTCCACCACAATATGGTAAGGTTCAAGTTCAAGAAACTGCTTCCGGTCATAGATTCATTATGGATGATACGCCCGGGGGCGAGCGCGTGGTTATGTATCACAAGTCTGGCGCAGGTGTAGAATTAAAGCCAGACGGCACAGTTAATATACGTTCCAAAAATAATATGGCAATTGTTATTGATGCGAACGGTGCAATTGTGGTTGAAGGCGATTTAAGAGTTTCTGCTAAAAACTTATCATTGGATGTTTCGGGTGAGCTCAATACTGTTGTTCATAACGACTGGAATATCACTGTAAAGGGTGATAAGAAAGAAGTAATCCACGGTTCTTATAGGCAAGAGATTCATAAGCATTTTGGTCAAGAGATCCAGAAAAATGTTAATAAAACAGTATTAGGTTCTGAGACGGCAACTGTACTAGGAAACTATTATAATATAGTAAAATTGAATGCAGAATATACTACCGGTCAGAATTTTAAACATGGGGTTGGTGCTGGCTACAAAGCTACATCTCAAGGTGAAATGGTACAATCAGCACCGAGTGTTAGTATCTCAGCAGGTGACTTAAGTGTCGTAGGTGCTGGCGGTACAATCGGTGGTGACAAGATGATCTACTATGGTAATACCGCACATATTGACCGTGTAAACTCTACCGCCATGTATGCTACTACATTCCATGGTTCACTACATGGTAAAGCACAATATGCAAGTGCAGCAGATCAAGCTGCTACAGCACCTCCTGGACCTGGTGCCGGTGGTGGTACGTATACCTATGATTCAGCAGATAATAATCAAACTACTGAGCCAACTGAAGCTAATATGACTAAAGTGCTCAGTTACTCTACTAGAGGGGTTGTTGAGGTTAAAGTTGACGAAGGCGACTACATTAAAAATAAGATTGATCGATCTGCAGATATGGGCAATGTGATCAATAGAAAACTAAGCCCAGATGAAGTTCGAACCCGATTGAAAGAGAAGAAGCATCAACAGAATGCTAAATTCATTGCTCAAGTAATTGCAGACAAGGTACTTTCTGAGGATTATATTAATAAAACACCACCTAATGTCGGAAGAATTTATAGTGGTCCGGGATCAGTATCATTTATTCCTCAAGGCGCTAATGTTACAACTGCTGGTACAGGCACGGGAAAATTTGTTACAGGTGGTAGAGAAAGCTTCAAAGGATTTAAACCTGATTCTAAATATGATCCGATGGCGATTCCGCCGAGTGCAGGTGTTAAATCTATCAATCCACAAACTGAAGTTGGTGTAGGTATACCTATCTCGACATTTTTAACTGGTAGAGGATTTGCTACTAACTTAGGTCATTTAGGTACTTTTGAAGATAGACAAGCTTTAGCCCGGCAGTTATTGCTACAATCTGAAGTTATTAAACTTTCTAGGTATAATAAAGATGCTTATAAAGATTTCAGATGTGTAGTTACTGAAGGCGTTTATAAACCTTACGAACTTGAGGATATTACAGAAGGTGACGTATTAGATCTTTCTACAAAGGGAAGAGCTATAACCTATGAATTATTTGATGAATCTAATAAACAGTATCCAGAAATCACATATCAATTTGCAGAATATCTTGCTGAATATTTAGTAGGATATGATAAAATCACTTTATATTATGACCAGTATAATCCAAATACGACTGGTATACACAGCCAGATAACTGTTATTATGCCAGAAGTAGATGAGGATTATAAATGCGATCCACCAAAATATAAATTAGAAACCGTATTTAATGGCAAGGTTTTAAGTAATAGTGATCTACAAGAAGTTATTAACTATTCACCTCCATCAGTGGGTAAAATAGGTAAGGCTATCTCAGGTGAAGATATATTAGAATATAACGTAAGTGGTATTCGAGATCTTCCATTGAACAGATCATTTGAAAGATTGCTGATTAATGCAGCTAAAGCTACTAAACTGGATAAAGTAGTTATTACCTCTGCCAAACAACCTGGTAGCAGCGGCAAAAGACTTGGATCTATGAGACATGACACAGGTAATGCTGCTGATGTTTATCTCGTGTATAAAGGTAGAATATTAAATTCAACTAAGCTGACGGACCGAACTGTTATGACAAGGTTCATACAAGAATGCGTGAAACTTGGTGTTAAAGGTGGCGGATCTGGTGAAAAATACATGGGTCCAACAATTATGCATTTAGATACATTGGGCCAAAATCTTGGCAGCGGACAATTTAATTCAAATATTACTACAGTGTGGAATTCTGACGCGTGGTTTAATTCAGCAATGACGACAACCGCCTGACTATAACAGTATAAATAAGAAGAAAAGCTTGAGGAAAATATGGCTAGAGCCTTATCATTAGAAGATAAAAACCTTTCAGTATCTCCTATTAATTTAAGTAGGCGACGGGTTTATAGTGATATAGATCTAACCTTTGCTGTTAAAGAGAACGGTGACATCTTCAAAAAGAATGAAGCTGCAGCTGTTAAACAAGCAGTAAAAAATTTAGTTATGACTAATTATTATGAGAAACCTTTTAATCCGACTTTTGGGTGTAGTGTTCGAAGCATGTTATTCGAACTTGCAGATGATGATACACAATTTGAAATAGAAAACAATGTTAAAGCTGCTCTCCAAAGGCATGAACCAAGAGCAAGGATTTTATCTGTAGTATCTAACGTTGCTTTAGATAATAACTCTATAGATTTAACAGTAATTTTTAAGGTAATCAATACAGAAGAAGAAGTTACCTTTACCACAACCCTGATAAGGCTGAGATAAATGGCTACTACTATTAGATCAACTGCACTAGACTTTGAGAATATAAAAGCAAATCTTAGGACTTATATTAAAGCTAAGCCAGAATTTGCGGATTATGATTTTGAAGCTTCAGGTCTCAGCAATATAATGGATTTGCTGGCCTATAACACGCATATAAACGGTCTAGTCGCTAACTTCACCTTGAATGAATCTTTCCTAGGAACAGCTCAATTAAGAAGCTCTATAGTTTCATTGGCAACAGGTATAGGTTATATCCCTGATACTAAAACCGCTTCTAGAGGAAGTGTTACAATCAGCGTAAATTTGTCAGGTGTTGCTGATCGTCCTTCTACTATTACTTTACCAGCCTTTACTAGATTTTCTTCATCTTTGGACGATATTCAATATACATTTCAAACTATCGAACAATACGCAGCTGTAGATAACGGCTCAGGAATTTATACGTTTAAAACGAATGACAATTCTACCAGTATACCGATATACGAAGGACAAAAGAAAACTAAAACGTTTATAGTTGGCGAGTACAGCGAAAAAGATGTTTATGTTATTCCAGATGTAAACTTAGATGCTGATACAGTTTCAGTCGAGGTATATGAAAGCTTCAGCAGTGATCAAAAAACGAACTATTTAAATATTGTAGAAGCTACCTCAGTAAATGAAAATTCTACAATTTACATTCTAAAAGAATCACCTAATGAATTTTTCCAATTAAGCTTTGGTGCAAATGATATCTTAGGTAGAGCACCAGTCGCTGGAAATACCATTAGGGTAAATTACATTTCTACTAATGGTAAAGAAGCTAATAATGCTACAGGATTTACATCTGTTGATACCGTACAGGTTGGCGACGTAAATTACAATCTAAGCGTTACTACCGTGTCTAAATCAATTGGTGGTGATGATAAAGAATCTATTGAATCAATTCGTAGAAATGCGCCATTCCAATATGCTACTCAAAATAGAATGGTTACGCCAGAAGACTACACATCAATCATTCTTCGTAACTATTCTACACTAATTAAGGATATAAAATCCTGGGGTGGAGAAGATAACCCAGCTCCAAAGTTTGGTACGGTATTTTCGTCTATACTCTTTGAAGATGATGTTACTGAAACTCAGATAAACGAAACTAAAAGAGCGATCGAAGATCTTGTCAAGCAATTAGCTGTTATTTCTTTTAGAGTAGAATTTGCGGATCCAGTTGAGACATTTGTAGAAACAGATGTCTTTTTCCAAATTAATCCTAAGCTTACACCTCTTTCTTTAAATGCTGTAAGTTTAGAAGTTAAGTCCGCAATAGCCAATTACTTCTCTACGACTATTGGAGGATTCAGTCAATCCTTTAGACGTTCTAATCTTTTAACTTTGATAGACGATATTAGTCCGGCTATTCTTTCTTCTAGATCAGATGTTAAAATACAACAAAGGATAACTCCTACAATTGGAGCATTGAATAACTTTAATTTAACTTTCCCAGTTAATCTTCGGGTTCCTGACGATGAAGCTCCTGTTATTACTAGTACGAATTTCGTAGTTCAAAATACAACATGTAGAATCGAGAATAAGTTGGGATCTAATCAGCTTCGAATCGTAGATATTGGTACCGGTGATATTATAGTAGATAATATCGGAAGCTACGAACCTACTTTAAAAAGAGTTAATTTGGTAGCATTTAAGCCTACAAGTTTACTTGGTGGTAATGAT